TCTTGAAAGGAAAGATCAGATTGTGATAGGTAACTTTTTGGTTTAGTTTCCTTCTGTGATTGTACCATAACGACCTTAGAAAGGTCAACGGCTGTCACTTTGTCTTCAATTACTGTCATCATGTTTGGACAACCACAACACTGAGTGTGGTGGTTACTTCTGATTTCCTTGTTACACTGTTTGCATCTTACGGTAATCATGGTACATGTACGTAATTGAGACATGCAAGAAGAGGGGATCGAACCCCCGGCCGCCTCGGTGTAAACGAGATGCTCTACCGCTGAGCTATTCTTGCAAGCTGGCGTGGCTGGATTCGAACCAGCAACCAGAGAGTTAACAGCTCCCTGCTCTGCCGTTGAGCTACACGCCATCGAGTTTTTTATTTAGTGTGCATCCAACCAGTCACAATGTACTTAGTTTGATTTTTTGGTGGATATCCACGGTGGATATAAGTCCAAGTTGATGGAAAGATACAAATTCTTCCAGTCTTTGGTTGAACCCTAGTGCCATCAATAAATTCAGTGTATCCATCTTCATCAATATCATTAAGATACCAAATAAAAGTTGAAGCTCTCACACCATAATCAGTGACATATTGACCCGATTGAGAATCATGATGCCAAGTATACCCACTACCTGGAGTGGTTCTTTGGATTTGATATCCAATATCATCTAAAGAATTGGATCCTTCAAAGGGATTATGGACGTCTGTCCACTTACCCTCCAAATACATGTTATGATGTTCATTTAAAGATTTAAAGAAAACATTATCTTCTTCTTTCCAATGAGATTTACCACTTATCAGTAAGTCCATAGAATCTTTAATAGATTTATTTACGGTCATACTTTCTGTAGTACCAACCTGACCTTGATATTTTTCATCATCTTTTTCAAATTTTTCAATAACATTTTTACAGAACTCTGGTTCCAGAGTACCATCAGCAATGTATATAAAATCGGAGAAAGAAATAATCATTTACCTACACACTAAGTTTCCCTTTCGGGAATGGAGAATAGGAGACTCGAACTCCTGACAGCCTGCTTGCAAAGCAGGTGCTCTACCAACTGAGCTAATTCCCCTGAAAATAACCGCTGCTGCGTCCAACAGCGGTAGCACCAAGAGGGATCCCGCCTCTCTCTCACATGGGTCGATGTTCCGATTCTTTTTTCTCTCGGAGATGTGAGCACGGGTGTCGCCATCCCGTGTAAGCCTCTGACAAGATTTGAACTTGCGACCTGAGCTTTACAAAAGCCCTGCTCTACCACTGAGCTACGGAGGCGAGGCGACTCGTGTAGGATTCGAACCTACGACCGACTGCTTAGAAGGCAGTTGCTCTATCCAGCTGAGCTAACGAGTCAAGTGGTAGTTCCTATCGCCTCTAACCCTGAACTACCAAGGGGGTTACAGCAGTGGTCTCTCAACCACCTCTTTAATATACTAGGTAATCAACGATCCGTCAACCCTTGACCCTGATACCCTGTGCCAGACATCCAACCTCCTGGACCTTCCTGGAAGGTTTCTGAACCACCTACGGGATCCAGTTGAACGGTAGTCTTTCCGTTCTTAGTTGCCAAGTCATACATCTCTTGATGGATGTTCTCAGACTCGTTAGTCCAGTACTGACGATTCTCTTCTTCCTGCTTTTTGAATTCTGTTTCCCGTTCCATATAATCCTTACTCTCTTCTGAGAAAACTGGGTCACCAAACCAGGGATCGTTTGAAAGAACTTCAGGTGCGGGGACTCCAACATAGGATGAATCATTATCCATCTCCTCACATTCGATGATGGTCTCATCGATCGCACATTCAATGTCGTCCTCAAAGTTCCTGTACTCGATAGGAGGAACAAAGATACTCTTGATTGCCTTGACTACTTTAGGGATCATGTTAAAACTAGTTTATTAGTGTAATCGTATGCGTATTGTTCACGGTATCCTTTGATACCCCAACCCAACCACTTGTATGCTGGGATCATGTACTGAGATACAGTTTGTCCAGAACCTTCAAACATAGGAAGGTAACGTTGGAAAGTTTTCTCGTTAATCATGTAACGGGTCTGTCCCTCTAGAGAGGAGGGATCACAATTAAATTTATTACAAAACTTACCAAGATTATTATAACGATTTATGGAAGTCCATTGAATCAAACCATAACCACCAACATGGCACTCGTTATATTTAACTCTTGCCCCACCTTCACAAACGTTAGGGACGAAGTTGCTTTCAGATTTAATGTTACCCATGATAGTTGCAAGAGCATTTCTATCAGTGATACGAGTATGTTCTTGAAGTTGTTTAAGAACATACTTTTCATTAGGAGAACAATCAGGACATTCCCAGATGATGGGTTTTTCAACAGGAACTACAGTATCTTTATCAACACTAATATCTTTTGAGGTTGATGTAACACATGCGGTTCCAACAAATAATGATGTTGCAACTATAGTATTAAAAAATTTACTCATGATAATCAGACGTTGAAGTAGTCCTTACGGTAGTACCGTCCAAGGATATTGGAATTGTAGTACAAGGGTGTCTCGTCTGTCAACCTCTGAGACAGGACTTCATTGAGGAACAATTGTCTGGTCTCCTCAAAATTAACCTTTCCCTTTGTACTATGTAGGGATAATATTTCTCTCTTGAAAAATATAGGATTTTTAGCAGCCTTAAAGTCTTCCTTTAATTCTGGACAAGATCCGTAATACCGCTTCCAATCACTCTCTTGTTTAACCTTTCGTTTCTTTCCTGGAGGTTTTCTAAATGACCAGAAGTATTTTCTGCCAATGTACTGACGACCATTGAGGAGATTTGTAATCCGATAGACAAAACCGAAGTTATCGTCAATATTCTCAGATAAAAAAGGGGCTCCCTCAAAAGTCCATGGGTTTTCGTAGTCACACACTCAGTTCTCTTCATAGTCCTGAAATATGTAGTCATCAAGTTTCTTGGCCTTTATTTTCTGGGTCTCACGAATGAGACCCACCATCCAATCAGAGTTTGAATCCCGAGAATGTGTCCTTCTTGACATCTTGTTTGATACCACCGACAACATAAGACTCAACCTCCGTTTCCTGAGGGGCAACTTGAAGACCCTTAGAAGAGATCCAATGTTGTGTCCAAGGAAGTGGATTGTTCTTTGCAGCAACATCATACACAGGTTTCAAACCAATTGCTTTCATTCTACGGTTAGCAACCCACTCGACATATTTCTTCAGAAGTGTGTCATTCAAACCAATCATACTACCATTCTGGAACAGGTAGTCTGCCCATCTCTTTTCTTCGTTGACAGCCTTATCAAACATCGCGTACAACCACTCTTCCTCTTCTTTCATGATCTCCCTCATCTCAGGATCATCACCTGATTTCCACTTGTTCAGGATGTTCTGAGTGATTGCTAGGTGTTGGTTCTCGTCTCTTGCGATAAGAGAGATGATCTTAGCTGATCCTTCCATAAGCTTAAGTTCACCGAAGGCGAAACTACAAGCAAAACTAACGTAGAACCTAATACCCTCAAGAATGTTAACGTTGGCGACTGCTCTGAACAGTTTACGTTTGACATCTTTGATTTCCCATTTGGATGAAGGTGAATTACGGAAGTCTTCCTTCCACATATTACCATTACCCCATTGTTGGGCACTATTGATAAAGTCGTCGTATGACTCAGTAACACTCTTAGCACGTTCAAGAATTCTCTCGTCAGTGATAATGTGATCAAAAATATCTGATGGGTCAGAGTAGATATTCTTGATGATGTATGTGTAGGAACGACTATGGATCATCTCCATGAATCCCCAAACTTCCATACATGCTTCAAGTTCAGGAAGAGAACAGTAAGGAATGAATGCCATTCCTGGTCCTCTACCTTGAATCGAATCCAACATAATCTGATACTTCAAGTTAGAAGTATAAATGTGTTTCTGTTCTGGTCTGAGTAACTGATAATCTGCTCTATCCTTTTGAAGGGAGACCTCTTCAGGTCTCCAGAAATACCCTAATTGTTGTGTTGTAAGTTTTTCAAAGACTGGATACTTATAAGAATCATATCTTTGAACCCCCAATGGTTTACCAAAAAACATTGGTTGTTTTTTTGAATCATGGACTTCGGTATTGAATACCGTCATCCCTTCCACATTATTCATCGTAACATTATCCACCGATGAAACCTTAAACTGCACAGGATTCACACTCTCCCTCCTCTACTTGTTCTAGTTCTGCTAACAGATTATTAAGTTCCGACTTCTCTTCTACTACTTCATCCGTCTTGATGTCGTAGGTGTTCTGGTAATAAGAAGTCTTCCAACCATACTTATATGTAGTCAAAAGGTCATTCGCCATCTGTGAGACTGGGACCTCATTGTCAGGATAGTTCTCTGGATTGTAACTCCAGTTACCAGAAATAGCCTGGTCAAAGAACTTCTGCATGACAGACACCACGTTAATGTATCCCTGGTTACTTGTCATCTCCCAGAGGAGAGTATAATGATTCTTAAGCGTTTGATAAGACGGGACAATCTGTTTAAGGGGTCCCTTCTTACTCTTCTTAATGGACAGATAGTCTCTAGGTGGTTCAATTCCATTTGTTGCGTTTGACACAACGGAACTGCTCTCCGATGGCATCTGAGCAGACAGTGTTGAGTGCCGTAATCCGTGGGTGGTGATAGATGCTCTAAGAGATTCCCAATCATGTGCAAGCTCCTGTGTAGTAATCTCATCAACATCTGTCTTGTACGTGTCGATAGGAAGGATCCCATCAGCGTACTTAGTTCTACCAAAGTATTCACAGTGTCCCTTCTCTTTGGCAATTTCATTTGATGACTTGAGAAGGTAATACTGGAAAGACTCGGACAGTCCATGAACTGCATCCCATGCCTCTTGGGAATCATAATTATAACCCAACTTGGCAAGATAGTGTGCGAGTCCGATAAAACCCACTCCAAGGGATCTACGGGCCTTTGTGGCGACTTCTGCAACCTTAATCGGATACTCCTGGTAGTCAATCAACTCTTCCAAACCTCTAACCGAAAGGTCACAAAGATCCTCCAATTCTTCGTCCGACTTAATTTTACCCACGTTAACGGCAGACAAAATACACAACGCAATCTCACCAGGCATCTCCTCGTCAATATGGTTCAAAGGTTCTGTGGGAAGAGTAATCTCTTGACACAGGTTAGACATATTCACCTTGTCCTTGAACGAGGAGTGACTATTACAGTGGTCGATGTTCATGATGTAGATACGACCAGTCTCTGCTCTCTCTTTCAGGAGGTCCAGAATGAGTTCTTGAGCCCCGACAGTTTTTCTTGGAATAGACTCATCTCGTTCAAACCCCACATATAAATCATCGAACCTATCAGTACCAAAAGCGTCATAGAGACCTGGTACGTCATGCGGTGAGAAGAGGCTAATCTCTCCATCCTGGATGAAACGTTCGTAGAAAATCTTTGAAAGCTGGATTGAATAGTCAAGTTTACGTACCCTATTATCTTCTGTCCCTTTATTATTCTTGAGAACAATAATATCTTCTATTTCTTTGTGCCAGATTGGAAAGTGAACCGTAGCTGATCCACCGCGGATGCCGTTTTGAGTACAACATCTGACAGTCGATTCAAATTTTTTGAGAAACGGAACAACGCCAGTGTGCTGAACTTCACCGCCTCGGATCTTGCTGTTGATGCCACGGATTCGACCCGCGTTGATACCGATGCCCGCCCTTTGTGCAACGTATCTGCCGATAGCCATATCAGAACTAAAGATGCTATCGAGGGAGTCATCAACATCAACAAGAACACAGCTAGCAAATTGTCGAAGTGGAGTTCGCACTCCCGCCATGATAGGTGTGGGAATGTTGATTCGGTGTTTGGAGATTGCGTCGTAGTATCTTTTGACATAGGATAGTCTGGTTTCTTTGGGGTACTCCTGGAAGATAGTCAATGCAATCATGATGTACATGAACTGCGGGGTCTCGTAGACCGTACCACTGCTTCTATCCTGTACTAGGTATTTATCCACAACCTGCCGTAATCCAGCATACGTAAACAAGTAATCACGGTGGTGATCAACGAACCTTTCAGCCTGTTGGATTTCCTCCAAAGAATACTTGGTGAAGATTCCTTTGTCATACACACCCTCATAAGCAAGTTTCTGGATGTGATCTACCAGGGATGGAAGTTCATGCATCTTACCAAACAGTTGCTTACGGACCGAGAACAAAAGGAGACGTGCAGCAACGAACTGATAGTTCGGATGGTCAAGATCAATCAAGTCAGAGGCACTCTTGATCAAGATTTCTTGGATCTCTTCGGTTGTAATACCGTCATAAAACTGAATACCAGAAGTCATCTCAACTTGACTTGCAGACACACCAGCAAGACCCTTAGTTGCCTCATCAACCATCTTGTGCATCTTATCAAGGTCCAGTTTTTCAACCGACCCGTTTCTCTTAGTAACTTTCAATCCGTTGCTCATATCTTTTTCCAGGTTGTAAATTTGAGTTTTGCTTGTAAACCACT